GAAATTTTGACAAAAATGTTCAAACATGGTTTTCTCGCTCCAGGAGCTAGGTAGAGGGTACAAGGCACCCAATTACACTATGCGGCATATCAGAAATTCCAATCTGGCCCATGGTCGAAAGGGGAAAGCAGACTCTCCTAGCTGACAAGTGTTCCATAATCGGAACAGCCTGTTGCGGGAGCACCACAATCTAGGTAAGAAATTACTTAGGTTGGGGGGTTCAGATAAATGTTTATCTTTGATGAACCAAATCTTTGCTATGCAGAAATCGAAGATCCAAAAATCAGATCCAGAATTCTGCATAGAGTGATTTAAGTCTACTTGAGTAGTCTTCCGAAAGTTTTCACTTGAGGGGACTATCGTGAGACCTAAGGCAGGGACTTTCTGGAGTAAAACCAGTAAGTCTGGTCTGCCAAGGATCTTACTCTCAGTGGTAAGGTCATGGGAAACCTTATCATACTGAGACAAGATCCTTATCACTACTTTCCTTCGACTGCATAAGAGACTCTCCTTCCCTGTCAAGACAGATTTTAGGACTATTACTAGTCCTCAGTCTGATCAGGAGAAGGAGTTTACAGAACGCTTTAACAAAGCTGTTCCACGTCTTATGCATGGGACGGGATTACGATCAGTTAAGAACTCCAAAATCCCTCCCTTCTTTGGATCCAGGTATTACATCCACCCCCATAGTATGGGTAGTCAGTGGATGGTATCTGGTCCTCATGGAAAAGGGATTTTGGCTATCCTGGCTGATACTATCGCAATTGTCCATTATCCGGATCTAATTGCAAAGTTAGACCGGATTAGTACCCTGATTGCACTTCATCCGAAGTGCTCTCAGCAGGGGGATTGAACCCTCCTGTACCATACAAGAGTGCTTAACCAGCACAATTTTATGGAGGTATTGGACAAGGTACTTGCTTCCCTACCTCGGTTAAAGAAGTGAGGTTATCCTACCCTAGGGCGGATTGCCTACTTCGATGACCTTGGTGGTAAGAAGCGGTACATTGCCTTGGGCAATTGGATAGTACAGGGCATGTTAAAGCCACTGCATAGTCTTCTGATGGGTTATCTCCGAGGTTTACCTCAGGATTGTACCTACAATCAGGACTATGTCTTTCAGTGATATAAGGATCAACGGAAAAAGGGGAATCCCCTTTATTCCTTAGACCTTAGTTCTGCAACTGATCGCCTACCCCTCTCTACCCAGGTTGCGATCCTCGGATGACTCCTTGGATCGGTCAACGTGGCCCGAGACTGAGGATCTGTCATATCAGAATTTTGCTTCAACACACGGCTTCCTTCCGGAAAAAGTGTGAAGTTGCGGTATTCTGTTGGACAGGGTATGGGTCTATATAGCTCTTGAGCCATATTAGCCATTACCAATCACTGTTTAGTACGTATTTCCGGGATTTTGGTTGGAAAACGTAACTTCCAGGATTACCTAGTCTTGGGTGATGATGTTGTCATCGGTAGAGAGGAGGTAGCTCTGAAGTACCGCTGGATCTTAAATTCACTAGGTGTTGATATCTCTGATCATAAGAGAATCTTGCCTAGGCCAAAACATGGATTAGAATTCGCAAGGAAACTAATCTGTTGTGATGGTAATTTAAGTCCACTCCCGACAGTCCTATTGACTAAACAGGGACTGGTTTGTAAATTCCAGTTTCTAAGCCATATCATAGGACTTGTCGTTGGAGAGAGAAGACAGAGCCTACCCGACTTAGAAGTTCTCTTAACCGCGATCTTTGGAAAGCGATTAAGAGAAAGCTTAGGTGATTCTTTTATACGTTACTTTATCTTTAAGTCTTTTATGACTCAGAGTAAAGAACATGTAAAAGAAGGAAAAGTCCCTGGACTCTTTCAAAACTTGAGCCTGAAAAGGCAACAAGAGTTGAGATCGAACCAGCTTCTTATCCTCTCTATATTTTCATCAATTAAGATTGAATCTATAGTGATCACGCTCAATAAAATCCAGATACTAGTTATCAAAGATTTTAAGAAGGCTACTAAGCTACTCAGTAAGGATCTGCAGAAAGATTATACATCTCTCCTTCAATCCGAACTGGGTCTTCTGGGGAAGAGTAGGAATCCCCCTCTCAGGGAAGTACCAGGTTTCACTAATTTCTGTGTAAACTTTGGTCACTATCTCAAAGGTCCAGGCCAGAACTTCTTTCTTGAAGTAATTGCCAAATTATCCCTTGAGAATCCTGAGGTCCCTGTACCAAGTAAGGATGAGTCGTCCCATGAGGACTTCTCACCACTTGATACATTCCTTCCTCGTAGACACTTAGAGTTACTCGATCACCTCATAAAATGGGGAAAAGGGTTCTCTTCGTATTCTACTACCTCATTCTTGTCATTATCGAATATCAATACCCCAAAAAGGATTGATAGGCGAGTGACTCGAATAAGGGCTTACAAGCTCCTTCTGACGGTCCGGTCCTTAGTTGGTCCGGGTATTACCGTCCGAGAGAAGTTTGCGAGTAAGCGGAAGGTGAAGGCCAAGCTGTCTCGACAGAAAGTAAAAGATTAGTTCATCTAGTAACCATCCCTTTCTGGGTCTTCAGAATTTGACAACTGAAGAATACCCCTCC